GGGGTCTGAGGTGTTAGCGCACCACAGGCCCTCGCCCTGTCTTTTTAAATGTGATCGCCACTTGGATCGTAAGGGTCGAGAATGGGCTCAAACGCCCTGGCAACTTTTGCCCCCCAGCCTATGCCTGCTTTGTTGTGGCGTTTGAGCCGGGCAGTAACAGTGGTCTCGCGGGGCCACTCCAGCAGCAGCGCCGTCATCACGCCGATATTGGCGTTGAAATCAAGCAGATACCCGATGATCAGCACCAGGGTGCCGAGCCGCTCGGATTGGCGGTTGAGCCCCGTCGCATCTTTGACACGGGCCAGTGACATCACGGCCAGGTAAAAAACCCAGAGTAGAAAGATCGAGGCGGTGGCATAAAGCAGATACCACCCAACCCAACTAATCATGGTGAGCAAGCTGGGCATCATGCCAGCACCACCTTAAACGCCAGTGCAACCGATGGATTGGCTACAACCATCGCGTTGTAGGCGGCCATGACTGCACCACGCATCTCGTCCAGGTTGGTGCAGGTGCTGAGATCAACCTTGGTGATATCGCGCAGGCCCTGTTTAACGGCCTCAAGTTTCACTGCCGTGGTGCTGTCGCTTTTTGCCAGAGCCGACGCCTGCAGGCCGTCGAGCACGCCGATGATCGGCTGACGCTCTTCGCGGGCCGTCGTCAAGGTGTGCTCAACCAGCTGCGCATGCGTGGGGGGCGGGGGAGATTGCAGCGTTGGATATCCAGACTCGTCGGCCACGATCAGCTTGCCACATGCCTGCCCTACGAGCAGGTCGGAGTGGTGCTCCACCGTAATTTCCACCGCGTCGGTCGGAATCTGTTTAGCGGAATGCCAGCCCAGCGAATAAAAACCGTTTGTTTTTGGCGAATAAAACATCATCAGTCCTCAAAATCCAATACCCAAAATATGCAATCCAGTCCCCGCAAGTGCGGTGTTGCTCCAAGCGTCGTAAGTCGTCTGGCTAAATCCATTTCCGGCGGAAGCGTTGAGAGTGGACACCCCTGTAATGCCCTGAACAGTCACAAATTCACGCAGCACGCCGTTCGGGAAAGTAAATGGCCAACTGCCTGTTGCTCGGCCAGACGCAACAGTCACCCCTTGAACCCACTGAAAAATTAGTGGCGTCGTGTCACCCGGGTAAGCTGGGAAGCTCCGGATGCCGTTTGAGCTAAGCAAACTCTGAACAGAAACGGCTCTGATACCAAACGCCGGATTGAGCAGTACCCACTTATCCAAAACTGAGTCGTACTGCAGTTCAATCCAGTGCCCAGCACCTGCAATGTCTCCGGCCACCAGTGGTAGTCCATTTCCCTTAACAATAGCCTTGGGAGCAAGTCCGTTTGGCGAGAATGTGGGGGTCGGCGTGGCATTGGCTGTGGCCGCCCGCACGTAAAGAGTCAGACCATTGACCAACGCGGGCACCACCGGTGCATAGGTCCCGGTCAAGGCATCAGCCGTACCCCCGGCGACGGCATAGGCGGCAGACTGCAAGCGGACCGCAATCGCAATGGCATCGCGCAGCTGGGTGTAAGTGCCAGGCACCGTCTTGTCAAAAGCCGCAGGCACCAGCCCACCCGCCTTGATCGCAGCCAAGAGCTCCCATATCAATCCGTTCATGTCAGTATCCGACACTGCCGTCGGCACAGACTGCGCCTGTTGGTGCATGCGCTGGCCAGTCCCTGCGTCTGTCACATAAGAATTACTACTCGTAAAGTCCATGATCACCTCACACAAAAATCACATTGAGCTGATAGCGCGCTGGCACCACCCGCTTTAAATAACAGGCCAACTCACCACCATTGAGCTGGCCTTGCAACAGCCGATCACCCACCCGCGACAAGGCCACGCGGAACTGGGTTGACTGAATCGTCACCGTCACATACAGGTTGCCGTCCAGCGCGCCCAGGCGCTGCCCGACGCGCTGGCCACAGCGAAATGGCGTGTTGTATTGCACCGTGGCCACATAGCCAAGCCAGGCGCAAATGGCGACGATGGCGTCGGTGCAGGACGGACTGGAATCGGTGTAAGCCAGCACCGGCCCGCGCAGCCTGGACAGCAGAAGCTTGCGGCGCAGCGCATCGACCTTGGCTTGATCGGGGAAACGGGTGCAGATGTCGGCGGCGCGGGTTGCGGGTGATCCAGTGGTGGTGATGTAACTGCTGGCGACTGGACCGAGCTGGGCACCCCACAGCATCCAGGTATCCGCTGGGGTAAGCTCCGCTCCACCTGTGCAGCCCGCATAGCATGTGACTACGTTGCCAACGGCGATGCCAGTCGTTTGTGTATATGACAATCTGAACCACCCATCAGGTAGTGCCTCGACCGTCCATCCAGAACCACCTACGCCAACTTCGTAGTTAAAGGAAAGTGCGGCGAAGTTGGTCGCTGTCGTCGAGTTTCTAAGCAGAAATCGCGCAATAGAGCGCGTTCCTTTCTTCGTGTAAATCGAATAATTCATGCTTGTTGCTGTCGCAACAACAGATTGGATCAATACCGGCACGCCGGATATACCAGCAATCAAATTTGCAGTTAATGATCCATCCGGTGCCGTATCGGCGTTGGCGGTGCGCGTTAGCGATCCTGTCCACGCGGGGTTGTCAAACCGCTCTGAATACCTCAGCAAATTCGTCGCCGCATCCTCAATCAACAACAGAGGCGCAGCACTTAAGTTCGACGGGTTGTAGCTGTACCTCGGCGCATCAATCGGCGCCGTCTTCAGCGTTCCTGTTCGGTCGTAATAAGTCGCCGGGGTGGCCCTTGTAAACGTGGCGATTGGCACCGCCCCCACGTCATAACTACCCGGCGCCACAGACTCTGGCGTGGGAGCAAAGCACGCATCCGGCAGGCCCGTGGCTTCTTCCCACTCGGCCAAGCGTGTGACCGTCTGGTGGGGTTGCCATTGGTACGCCGTCAGCCTGGTGAACTCATGCAGGTCACTCAAGGCACCCGCCAGCGCCCGCATCACCCGCATCAACGTCGAGTTAGGGTCGCGTGGCCAGGCAAAACCGCTGGGCAGCAAATAGGTGAGCGCTTGCCAGAACTTATCCATGGTCAGACAAATGTCACCGTGCCCAACACCAGAAGCCGGTCATAGCTGCTCACCGTGAACAGTGCACCGCTGGTGATCACCGGCGAACTGATCGTGTGGTTGTACTCACCCGTCACACTGCTGATCACCTCTACCAGGTGCGCATGCGGAATCGACCCGCCCGGAACCGCTTCGCGGAAAAACAAATCCTGCAAGGCGGTCACCACCCCGGCCCGGATCGCCGCCGTGTCCGGCGACACATTCACCGTCACATTGATGGTCACCGGCGTCGGGATGATCACAAACAGCTCATCCGGTGGCCCGCGTTTCGGGTCGCGGATGTAATCCTGCACCGCCTGCTGCTGCCCAGCGGTCGGAAGACCCGGTGCAACATTGCCATCAGCCATGATGATCACCCCCGCCGTCGTTGCCCCAGCCGGGTTGCGCAAGCCCCAGGCTCGCGTGATGCCAGCCACCTGCAGCGCCCAGCGCGCATAGTCAGCCGGGCAGCCGCCCATCGGCTCATTGCTCAAACGCTGCTGCAGCCGGTAGATAGCCTGTGTGTCCGTTTCCGCATCGGCCCCATTGCTCACACCGTTTGGCATGGCCGCCACAAAGGCCGAGTCAATGCCCGCCACCGGAGACACCAGTGTCAAAGCCGTGCCGCCGATCAAATTGCTGGCCGATCCCGCTACCAGGGCGATCACCGAGGCGGTCACCACGCCCGCAACCACCGCCACGTCAGCACTCACCTGGTACTGCCGCCCATCTGAGGTTTGCATGATCGTGCCTGCCACCAGCAGAGTGGGCGATACGCCGGTGCCATTCACCAGCCCAGTGGCGGCCGCCGCTTCTTTGCGCGTCAAGCCATAGGTCGCCAACCACCCATCCAGAAACTCACCAGATGACTTGATTGGGATCGCTTGCCTGGCAATGAAGTCCCGCAGATAACGATAGGCACCATGCAGCCCCACCGCCTTCACAAACGCCAGCGCCTTGATGTTGCTGCGCGCTAGGTCCAGGTCACTGACGCCCAAACTGGTGGACGGACTGGCCGTCTGTTGACTTGCCAGCAGTTGCTGCTGCAGCAGCCTGGCTACGTTCTGCTGCAGGTCATTGATTGTGGGGATCGCGGTCCCAAGTGGCGAGCTGCTCATTGCGCCAGCCTCTTGATGCTGGTTCCCCAAAGCACGTCATACACCGGGCGCACCTGGTCGGGCTTGTAGATCATCGGGCGCACCGCTAGGCGGTCACCCCGTTCGCCCGCCCATTGCGCGGTCACAGCTACCCGGTCGGCAATGCCATCGCGCACAAGCCAATCCAACGCCTCCTGGGCGGCAAAGCGAGCTTTCTCCAGCACACCCGCCCCAGTCTTACCGTAGTGCCACAGCCAGAGTCGCGACCCCCAGGGGTCTGCGCGTGAATCAAAGTCATCACTGGCAAATTCATCACCCACCCAGCCACGCCGATCAGTCTCATTCAGCGGCAGGGTGTCATCGTTGCTGGCACGCCGGTCACTGAACAGCGACAAAATGATGGCCGTCTGAAACGTTTCCTCAAGCTCGACCGAATAGGTGGCCAGCACGTCGGCATACACCACCGGCACGCCGTTGGGCTGCGCGAAATCTTTCCAGGGGTAGGCTACAACCGGTCCGGGCGTGACCAGACGCCAGTCAAACGGCACGCCAAACACGCTGGCTGCATCGTTGCTATTGGGTTGGGGTCGGGTAGCCACATCAAACATGCAGCCAGTGTCTTAAAAGCACCTCACCAGGTCATGGTGAAACACTTCACCGGCTTGTCAGAAGTTGGCGGTGTTGTCCGAACCTCGCTGCACACTTGCATGGTTATGGCCAAGCACTTCCTTGCCACCCACCTTGAGACTTGTGGCCGCAGCCATAGCGGCCGACGCAGTGACCGCAGGCGTGTTGAAAACCACCCCAGCAGAGGCATTGACAACAAACTGGTCACAGTCCACCTGCACGACCCGCCCCGCCTTGAGTCGCACCATGTGGCCTTCCTTGTGCCACACCGCCACTTCATAAGCCTCCAGGTGCGGCCGCTCGGCAACGCGATCCATGCGGATGATCACCGTGTGGCCACCAATCTCCAGCTTCAGCCCCTGGCCATCGACCGGGTTTCCTGCAAAGCCATAGTCTTGTGGCCGCTGAGCGTCGTCACGCACATCGTTGGGCAGGCCTTCCACCCGGCCTTTCTGCATCTTGCCCTCGGTCAGGCCACGAATCCGCACCCAGCGCATCAAGTTGGCCCACATCAGCCGCCCCCTGCTTTGTCGTTCGGCCCACGCGGGTGGTTGGTGGTATTACCTCTGTTACCCCAGTTGTGCCGCTTCACTTTGGTTTTGAGCGGTGCCGTGTCATACGCCTCGACGGGCCGCACCGTCAGGTCTGTCACATCACCTTCTTTTAGATCACAGGTCTGCTTGACGCCGCAAATCAACCACTCGGCACCGTCCAGCCCGGCCACGTCGTCATAGATGGCCACGCGCTGATTCAGCGGCCACGGCTCCCCTTCAAACGTCCAGCCCTCTACCTGGTAGCGAAAGCCCATAGAATGCCCCCGGCGCACCCGCACCGTGTGTTTTACCAACGTGGTCAGCTCAGCCTGGGTAGTGTTGCCATCGGCATTGATCACCAGCGGCAAATACCGGGTGATCTCATCGTCCTTGGCACTCGCCTTCAACCCACGTGCCTGGTCAAAATCCATTGTCAAGTCGGTGCTTTGGCCGTAGGCGATGTATTCGCTGTGCCGCTCCTCATCACTGCCAATGCCCTCCATGGCAATCACATTCTGGCCACGCACAATCGACCCTTTAAAGCGCTTCGTGCCCGCCTTGGTCAGCAGCACCCGGCCTGCATCGTCGCTGGTCACCAACACCCCACGCAGCCGCGCCGCCCTGGCCACCGCGTCCAGTGCCGACTCACCGTGGCCAAGCTTGAAATCCTGCACCACCGCACCAATGTCGGTATCCACCTTCACGTCCAAGCCAAACGGCTGCACGATGTCCTTGATGATGCGGTCAATCTTGGCACTGCGCCATTGCCCACCCTTATAAATCGCAGAGCACCGCACCAGGTCACCCGCACGGGATCGGCCCGTGATGCGCATGCCACAGTCGCCACGCCGATAGAACGGCTCAGCCGCCAGCACATACCCGGTCAGCACCACGGTGTCACCAATCTTGATCTGCACCGAGTCCTGGCGCTTGATGGCAGGCGGCTTGCCCGGCACCAGCGAGATCGGGATGCTGAACGTCCCGCACAGCGCCTCCAGGTTGCGGTCCACCTCGCTTTGCAGCCAGCCTTCATACGCCACGCCGTTCACGATCACCGCGATCTTGGCGTTGTCGCGGGTGTACTGCGCCACCATCAGTCATGCCTCATGATGCGCAGCGCCTTGCCTGGCGGCACCAGCAGCGGGTGGGTGATGTGCGGGTTCATCGCCAAAATCTCATCCGCATAAGCCGCCGTGCCAAACAGCCGGTAGCTCACATACCAAACCGGCATCCACGCTTCGGGCGTGAAACTGGTCAAGCGAGCCATGTCCCGGCTGCGCTCCTGAATGTCCCGCAGCCCCGCCGTCAGCAAGGCCAGCATGGCGTCATGCCAGGCCGAGTCAGGTAGGCCATCACTGGCAGCCGCTGTCGATGCCCGCAACAGCAGCCGCGTGCACTGCGCATTCAGCGTGGCCCGCAACGCCAGGGCATCGTCATAACTGGTCAGCTCAGCCACTGATGCCGCCTGCACCCAGCTCGCCACGGCAAAAGACTCGATCAACTGGTCGCTGGCCGTGCTCAGCGCTTCAAGCTGCGCCCGCGCCGGGGTGCTTAACCCCAACACGTCGGCGTTGCCCGTGCCGAACATCACCAGCCCCGCACCAACCGCAGGCATCACAGACACTTCAAAGTCCCTTTTAGTCACCTTCGAAGAGACATCAAACAGCCCTTCAAACGCTGCCATAAAGTCTCTGGAAGACGCTGCGCTCAGATCGCTTGGCAGGTCAAACAGGTTGCGCAAAGAATCAGCCAGCAGGCGGGGCTCTCGCACCAGCGCATTCAGGCCATCGCGCAGCGCCTGGTAGTTGCCAATGATCGTGTTGCTGAAATCACTCACCCCGGCGGTCACTGACTTGATCTGACCCCACACCCCCGCTACTGATTCAGTAATACGCGCCACCACCCGGTCTGCCGCCCAGCCAGGCTTGCCTGAAAGGTCAAACGATGACGCAAACGCATCTGCACTTGCTTGCTTGGCCAGCTCCGCCTTGCGAAAAGACTCCTGTGGCGTGTTAACCACTCCAGTCGGATACCGCCTGGTCTCGGCTCGCACAAAGGCCAAATCAAACCGCGCCATGCCGCCCTCGGCCGTGGGGTTTTCTTTGATCGTGAACTTGCCCGCCACAAACACCCTGATGGAGCCCGCAGTCGGGTGCACCAACACGCCTTCACCAGTCAGCACCGAGCGCAGTTTCTCGCGCTGATCAATGTAGTCATCACCAATGACATAGGCACTGAACTTGATTTCTTCCACCGCCTCGCCCATGCGAAACACTGTGGGCAAGTCCTGAAACGGATACTCGCGCAGCACTACGTTGTCCCCGGCCGACACATCAATGCTGTCTACCTGGAACGGCACATCCCGAAAACTGGCCATCTGCAATTGATCAACCCAGCTCATGGTTTGAACCCTCCAGGGTTGGTGTTGCCGGGGTTGATGCGCACCAGCGACAGCGGCCGCATCACGCTGGGCGTCGCGCTGACGCGCTCATCGGTCACACGCACGTCGATGGCCAACGTGCCTTCACCCACCTTCACCTCTGTCATTCGACCAGCCGCAAGCTGCGTCGGCATCGCACCTGGTGCGGTCAAGGTCAGCATGTCAAGGCCAGGCACACCGCCAAACGCCGGATTCAGGCCCGCAGAACGCATGACCACGCTGGTCGGCAAATACTGCGTGCGATCTGCCTGGCGATCCTGAGGTGACTTCTTACCCCACCAATCCGACAGCGCACTGCCACCTGCACCCAGGGCAGCGGTTCCGCCCGCCGCGCCCAGCGCTGCCAAAACCCATGGTGCGGCAAGCCCGCCGGTAAATATCGTTGCCCCGGCTCCAGCCACGGCACCAGCCGCAGTCAACCACGGGTGGTTTGATGCCCAGGATGCCGTACTCGCTGCACCCCCTGTCACCGTCTCACCGAATCCACCCACCATGGCCCCCTGCGTATTCACCCCAACATCCAACATCTTCCCGTAGCCAGACGCCTTGACATCTTTCAGGTTCTTGGCAAGCTGATCGCTGCTCTGCGCCGTCTGACCACGCTCCATCATCTTCAGCAGGTTCGGGTCTTTGTCCGTGTCGGGCGCATCTATCGAGTTCATCATTTCGCGCCAGAAAAGCTGCGTGTAGTGCTCTCGAATGCCCGCCTTGCCCATGTTGAATGGGTTATCCAGGTGTTTGGCTTTCATGGCCCGCGCCAACTCGACGATGCCGTCCACACCGCCTTCCCCCTTGAAGTTGCCCTGATCGTCAAAGTAGTCGGTCACTTTGATGCCAAAGCCAGCCAGTCCACCCGCGCCCTTTGAGTGCTTTTTGCCGTCCAGCCCTGTCATGTGTGGCGTGGTGATGTGTGCCAGACCTTCCGAGATGATAGTGGTCACTTCGCTGGGGTTGGTCACA